CTTTAGAACACTTTAGAACACATTTTATAAAGTGTTTTATAAGTGTTTTTTATTGTATTAATATACTCAAATAAGTGTTTTTATCACTCATATTACTTATTTAAGTTTAACGCCAGAAAAACAGCGTTTATTTTCTATATATTCGCGTTTGCATCCCATATTAAGTAAAAATTTACCTACCTTATTAATAGTCATTGTAATATTTAACGATGTTAATAAATTTTTTATATCATTGTTATATAATAAAAACTCTTCACCAGTCCCGAAATCTAAATATTCTAAAAATTTATTATTGTTGCCGTCATTTGCCAGTTCCGCGTCATCTTCTTTAGAAATTATATCTGGTATTTTAGGGTTATTTAATTTATAAGATTCATATAAAATATACTCAAACGCCCTTATAAATTTTAAATCAACACACAAATTTTTAATATTATCATTTTTTGGCAGGCGTTTATAAATTTTTTTTTCAATATCTGTTAATTTTTTATATTCATCGTCGCTCATAAACTTGATAGGCATATTAAATTTTATCATAGTTTCTAATGTGTCTATAGGATTAATAGTAGGCATATCATTGCTCGTTAATATTATAGATGATTGAATATTTACGCTTATTTCGTCCTTATTATTCGTCCTTGCAGTTATACGACTTCCCCCAGAGACTAAATTTTTAATCAAACAACCATTTAAAATTGTTTTTTCATTAGTTAATAATTCATTTCCGAAACAAACCCGAACAAACCGAAAATTTAACATCCAGGCGGCATTTTTAGATGATTCGCCCATATTTGCAGATTTAGAAATCAAATTATCCGAATTAAATGTTCCTATATATTTATCAAATGACGATATTAATAAATGTTCTATAACACCCTTGCCCGAATTTCTATTTCCTATAAGCATCAACCATTTTTTATCTTCTATATGTCCCGCCAGCATTCTCGCTATTCTATTTAAAATAAAATTCATATAATCCGTATTAATCTTATTTTCGTCTTCTGTGTTAGTGCCTACAACAATATTAAAAATAGGATGTAATATTTCCTTATATACATTGTCAATATCCATTTTATCTGGTATAACATCAATATAATCTCTATTAATAATATGAGTTGTAAATGGTATATTGTCATCTTTATATTTAATAAATTTATTTTCAACAAAACTATAAAATCCATTGAGATAACAAATTTTTTGTAGTGTATTAGAATATAATAAATCACTAAATTGAGGATTTTGTGGTGCAGTCGCCATTACTAATTTTATCAATGTAAATAAACAACTATAATTTTTACTTATCTGACGTGCTATTTTTTTTTTACCTAAAATTGTATAAATTGATAAATCATGAATACTAATAATACCTATTAAAAATTCATGTATGTTATTATTAATCCATATATTGTTGTTATATAACCATAATTCGCCATTACTATTGTAAATTTTATTAACTAAAATATTGTCTAATACATAATTACACACTTCAATTTCATGTTCTCCAACAAATGAAAAAACATTTTTAGAAATATCAAGATTAGATAATATAGGTTGTAATTCTATATTATGTGGTTTAATATCCCATTTTATACCATATTTAGAAGTTAAATTATCTAACTTATCGATTAAATTATTTGTATTTGTGTGTTTAATCATTACGCCATCAAACATAGGCACACAGACTTCATAATTATTTTTATTTAAAAATTCTATTGCTTCATCTAAAAATTCGTTTTCATACAGTGTTAATAAATAATTAGTAAATTTTCCTAAAGCGTTTTCCATATTTACATATGATTTAAATTTTTCTACATATATTTCAGTAAGTTGTTTTTGTATTTTTTTAATTTCATTGTCATATTGAATAAAAAAATCATACTTGATTTTAGGTTTTCCAATGTGTGTTATGTTTTTTTCCGAATTTAAAGAAATAATAAATAACAATTTAGCGGTGATTTTATCAATATTATCTGATTTTATAAATTCATTAAAAATATTATTTCTATTAACTATATACTTATCAAGATTACAACAAATAATATTATTAATCTTACAAATATATTGTAAAATGCAGCAATGTGCGTTTTTCATATCTAAGTCAATTAATAAACCATCGCAGAGGGCGCCGCGTAAGACTCCCCAAATACGTTGTAATCCCATGCCAACCACAAAAATTCGCCCGTCATCTTTACACGGTGCGTTCTTATAGGTTTTAACCAATTTATAATCATGTTTTTTAATTTCTTTACAATAATTTACAACTAATTTAAATTGTTTAAATAATTCATCGTCATCAACGGCAGCATAAATAATGCTTTGTGCGTTTTTATCTGTATTATTAGATAAATTAACATTCTTATATATGTCTTTAAATTGTGTAAATGATATTTTACTTAGAATATCGCAATAAACAGGATTAACAATATCTTGATACATTTTTTTTCTTATAATTTTAATTTATTAATCTTATATAATATTTTATTTTTAAGTTTGTTAATTTTACTTATTAATTAATTTAATTAAATTTATAAATATATTAATGTTATTTATAATTATTATTATTTTTTTATCTGAAAAAATAAATTCGTTTTAATAAATTAATTTTATAAAAAATAATATCTTATATAATATTAAATAATTATTTAAATATTTTTTTAATTTAAAAAAAACGTCCCCAGTTAGTATATATTGTAAGAATGAATAAAGAGATTAAGCAAATTTACAATGCCACATTTTATAATAAGGTCAAGAATAATGCCGAATATAAAGCAAAAAAACAAATTATAGCAATAAATCATTATTATAAGACTCATGAACGCAAACAACCTAAGACACCAGAAGAGCAATGCCAACACCGCAAGGAGCAAAATCACAAATTCTATTTAAAAAATAAATTAAAGCGCGCAGAACTAAAAAACCAACTACAATTATCTATATTATCAACGTAAAATATTTTTAGTGATAGTTATATCACAAAAAAATCACAACAGAACAAATATTTTTTATATAATGTAATTAATTTACAATAATTATCTTATTAATATTTAAGTAATTTAAAAACAATATATATAATATAATTATTAATTAAAAAATGGATATTCAAAATTTAGACCTGGCGACCCAGAAGGCAATTTATAATCAATACCAAAATACGTATAAAAAAAATAAAATTTACGATACTAAAAAATATAATGCTGATTATTATGCTAAACACAAGACCAACCCGGAATATGTGAAGCAGAAAAACGCACTGGCAAATGCAAATTATCATAAAAATAAAGAATTAAAACCAAAAATCGTTTTATCTGTATTAGATAAAAAACAAATAATTAAACAACGCAATAAAGAGCAATATGAGATTAGAAAGCAAAAAAAAATAGAAGCGTTTAATATTTCTAATGCAGAAGAAACAAAACAAATAAACGAAATACTAATTAGAATAGACGAGCAAGACGAGCAATAAATTTTTTATATTTTTTAAATTTTTAAAAATTATTATCTCAGATAATATTAAAAATGTTTAAGACAATTAAATTCGTAATACCATCATATAATAGGGTCAATAGTATTAAAGAAAAATCGCTTAATACATTAGAAAAATTAAATATACCTAAAAAACAAATATATATATTTGTTGTTGATACAGAATATGAAGATTATAAAACAAAATTACCAGAATATAATAATATTATTATAGGTGTATTAGGATTATGCAACCAGCGTAATTTTATAACAAATTATTTTAGAGATAAAACAAAATTAATAAATCTTGATGATGATATAGAACAATTATTTTATTTAGATGACAATAATGTTAAGCAAGATATGACACCAGACAAATTTAAAAAATTTATGATAACAGGATTTACAGAATGTATAGAAAACGACACACGATTATTTGGAATATCACCAACAGACAATTATACACGATTTGTTATAAATTCAATTACCTATAATTTAAATTTTTGTATAGGGCATTTTTGGGGTTGTATTAATGATAAATCAATACAAATTACAATAGATATTAAAGAAGACTATGAAAGAACAATTTTATACTGGATGACATATAAATGTATTATAAGATTAAATTTTATTTGGTGTAAAACACGAATATTAACAAATCCTGGCGGACTTCAAATAACATATCCAGATAGGACAGAAAGCAGCAAAAATAACAGTGATTTATTAGTTAATAAATACCCCTTATTAATAGCATATAAAACCTCTAATTCATCAATGATTCAATTACGTTTTAAACGTAATATATCAATAAAAAATTATTACACTCAATTACCTAAATTAGATGAATCAATTTTTACAGATTTAATTAAAGCGATTGAAGACGCAAATTTACCTATTAATAAAAAACGAGAAAATACGGGCGAAGGAATAACACATTCTTTCGGATTAATACGAAAGCGACAGCACAAGGGATTACACCCCTCAAAACGTAATATAAAATATCCAGATTTATATAAAGCATTAGAAGAATACGGACAATTACATGTATTACCATATGTAAAATATACTGGAATACAAGTTAATAAAAATTTTTTATGTAAGGCACACCACGACACACAAAATATCGGTCAATCTTATATAGTCGGTTTTGGTGATTATACTGGCGGCGAGTTAAAAATAAACTCATATAATCATAATATACATAACAATCCAGTATTATTTAATGGTTGTAAATACTTACATGAAACACAGCAATATGTTGGTAATAGGTATAGTTTAGTGTATTTTACACAGCGTAATTCATTATTTTAATAAATGATATTTTTTTTTTAATTTTTAATTTATTATTTTAAATATATTGTTAATAAGTAATATAAGAAATATTAAAAAATGGCAATATCATATAATAATTGTTTCGCACAGCAATCTATATTAGACGGATTTATATTTACGGGTGAGTTTTATGACTGTTTAGCATACTCACAAATTGAAATATTAATAAATAACACAAGCGCCATAAATAATTATGATTTAACAATTCAATTTAGTCATGATAAGTCAATAGTACTGTTTGAAGAGACTGTAAATTATATTAATATTCTTAAAAATGTAATAAATAGAGCGCCTCATGGTAAATTTATAAAAATAATATTAACAGCAAATAGTGATATTGATGACTTGAATGTTAATACAACACTCAAAATTAATAATATTTATGAAGCGACAAATGACGTAGTTGATAATGTAAATATTGTTAGTTCTGTTGGAGTTGAAGTAATAGGCAAGGAACCACAATATGTGTTTAATGCAACAGTCGCCACAAATGTAGCACAAGTATATGCCGACGGAGCACAAGGCGCAAATGTAAATGGTGGTTGGTTATATATAAATAGATTAGGAAGTCCGAATAAAATTAATTGGTATGTGTATGGTAATACTGCGGAGCAACCAACAACCGCAAAACGTATTAAAGATATTAAAGATATGTATGCGATTATTTATCAAAATGAAACTATTATTACACCTAAAACAAACCCGTTTATAGCGTTTTATTCATTGATGGACGCTGGAACAAATAATGGCGTTTTTTATAAAAATCGCTTTGTCTTTGCTAATTATTACGAAACAAATAATGTTATAGGAACTAAACTACTTTATATTGGAGCAAATAATCCATTAATTCATCCAGAAATAACAACTCGCGTTCAATTAAACTATAGTGCCATATCATCAACAAGCACATTAGAGGCATCAGAAAATGAATTACTATATTTATCGTCGCTTCAAACTGATTCAGCAGCAGCAGAAGCAGGAGTTTATAACTTCGTATTCAGCGAATTAGGTATCAACTTCAATGAAGACGCATTAAATGCTATTGTGATGCCTATAATTGATAATAAGGTTCAAATAGCAGGAACAGTGGCAGTATCTTCATGTACTCTTCCTACAGGTGCAGCAACACAAACAACATTAGCATTAATTAATACTAAAACACCAGCATTAGGACAAGCGGATGCAACTTTATCAACACCGGTAGTTTTACCAACAGCACAAATTACAGCACTAACAGTGGGATTAACTAATACGCAATTAAGAGCAAGTGCCATTGCTGTATCTACTACAAATGCTTCAACAGAAACAACACTAGCATTAATTAAAGCAAAGACTGATAATATACCGCCGCTCATATCAGGGTCAGTTCCAGTTGCTATTAGAAACGCAATACCACTAGCAACTGTAAATACAATTACAGTATTCTATGCTGAAATAGGACAATGGTATAATATATTTGATGTTGGAACAACGCCTCTAGCAGTTTGGGTTACTATGGGTGCTACAATGACAGTTTTAGGAATGCCAACAGTAGGAACGTGTTTTAGGTGCTTAGCGAAAGGAAGTGGCACAGGACAAATTAGTCGTCTATTATATAATGAGAATGTGAAAATATCACCAACAATACTTAATTATTCATCACCACTCCAAGGCGGTTTAAGCAGTGCTGGAATTGTTGTTGCTTCTACACCAACTGTAATGCGTAATATACAACTCACTAATATAGGTTTAGTCACTACATATGTTTATTTATACAATAAAGCAAGTGCGGCATCTTCTGCCGATACTCCTTTATTTATTTACGCCGTATTACCTGCTACAAGTGGATTAAATATTGATATTAACCATTTTTTCCAACTCGGTATTTCAATGCGGGCAACATCTGATTATAATGGAACAACCTCGCCATTGACAGAGACATTTTCAAATCTCACTTTAACTGCTTACAACGGCAATTTAAATACCTAAATCTGATTAATAATTTTAATTTTGAATCGTCGTTCCATATCTTTAACTGATTTGTCTATTGTCTTCTTATTCCAAAGCAGGTTCATGCTCCACGCCCCCGCATAATTTAAATCATTTATATTATCGTTTGCATGGCGTTTTTGATATAATAATTTTTGTTTATCATCATTCGTAAGTGTATAATCATCATACCCAGCGGCACCGAAATGTATAGTATTTTTTCGTTTAGTTTTTTCATTGATAAATTTAATAACAAATTTATATTTCTTGAGATTAGATGCATATAAATAGTAGTCCATCGTTTTATATATAGTTAGAAATTTAATTTACGCGTTTTTTGTTAGTTTTTTATTTCTTCTTAAATTATAAAAAAAATGAATTCAATAGTAATTCAACAATTTTTATTTAACAACTCTGAATATAACAAATATAACAATGATATATTTAAAAAAAATATAAAAATATTATTGAATAATAGTAAATATTACATTACACAACATAGAGTAAATAAAATAATATACATTGATATATTATATGAAAAAACAATAGAAATTAATAAAAATATTATAATACATATAATAAAATCAATTTATCCATCATTGACACGTTTATATATATCAATATTAGAAAGACCGACAGAAAATTAAATAAATCTAATAATATTATAATCATCATTTATATTAAGATTGCCGCCCATAAATCGTCCCTTGATATAGGCGCCTAATTTTGTTGTAAGCGTTAAACGCTGTTGCGAATTTTTAGATATATGTTTTTTGAATTTAGACATATCAACGATTTTATTTTGATTATTAGTTTGATATAGAAATAATTGATAACTATTATTATAAACAAAATTTGACTTCAATAATGCCAGCACGAAATCGCCACAATTTGCCGTAAGAGAGTTATACACAAAAAACGCGTTATTTCCTATTGCCTCTCGCGTTCTTGTCATAAATAAGTTTAAATTAAACGGCGGCGCTATCGTTATATCAATATTTAAAATTTGACTGCCTGGCGGTATAGATTTAAAAATACTTATTGAAATTGCTTCATTTTTTTCAATTAAAAACGATATAATATTTCCTAAGTCGTCTAATTGCTGGATTTTTAATGACATATGATAAAAACGGTCTACGCCCTCTTTATTCATGGCATCCGCCATTTCGTTCAATGTAAGTGTATTAACTAACTTCATTACATTACTATTTACAGGTGTTTTGATAGCGAGTAAATTAATAATTTTAAATTTACCATATTTAGTTAAAATATCCATAGTTTTATTAGTGTATTTTGTGCTTTCTGGTATCATGTTAATAATATTTGATTGTATTGTATTAATAGAATTTGAAATAGTTTTTTTGGCGCTGTTATACATATCACGGACGCCAGCGCCATTTGTTTCATAATTATTATTTTTGTAAGACATTTTTATAAATTTTAAATATCATATATATTATAATAATAATATATAAAAAAAATGAGTTTAACAACAAACCACAAATTAAAAAATACTACACAAATTGCCAGTGGCGATAAAAATGATGTTTATATGGATGAAAATAATGATTCCTATGAAAAAACAATAGATATAAAAAATGGTCTTCCATATTTTGATATGAAAAAATTAAAATCTATAAGAGTTCTAATTTCTGGTTCTTCTGGTTCTGGTAAGACTTATTTATGCGAGAAAATATTAGAGCAAATTGACCCTGTTATTGTTTATCTGTTTTCTTCTATAAATGATGACGATTATAAAAAATTTAATGTAAAACGAATTGACCTAAATAAAATTATAGAAAAAACGCCTATGAGTATTAATGATATTTATGAATTAATTGAAAATGACGCTATTGTTATATTTGATGACGTTATTTCATTCGGTTCCAAACAGGCAAAACCATATTTAGAATTACGCCTATTATGTTTAACGAAGGGACGCCACAAAAATATAAGCACTATAATAGTTGAGCAACAGGCACAAGCGGGCAATAGCAAAGGAGCACGAGAAATTTTATTAAATTGTTCTTATTTTGTAATGTTTCCTCGTAATAATTTTCGTTCGTTTAAAGCAATTACAACTCAATATTTAGGTTTAGAAAAACAAACAATTGAATACCTAAAATCAATAAATTCAAGGTATATTCTACTTAGTAAAAACCATCCCGCCTATTACGTAAGCGGCGTTGAATGTGGCATGATTTAATAAATTATTTTTTTATTCGTTTTATTAGTTTTTTTATAAATATTAAAATAAATATATATATTAATAATAAGCAAACACAATATAATAAAGAAATGTTTAATTCAATTTCTGGCGCGGATGATTCGGCGCCTGTGTTATATTACAGCAACACAAATTATAATCATGACACGTCACCAAAATTAAGTAATGTAACAGAGCATTTAACGATGTCATTAATGAATAATCAATCCAATTATTTAGTCGCAATTAATAAATTAAAAATTACAGATTTGTCAGGTGTAATATTAGGTTATTTTCCACAAAATACACTTAAATTAGGAATGACGCTATCAGATGGCGTGTCGTCTGTATATAAAGATAATTTTTTAACAAAACCAAACACAGACCAATATGTAAGTAATTATGACCTATTTACAACAACAATAAACAAAAATATAGTGTCTATATCTAATATTACTTCATCGTCATTCGTTCAATCTGTTATATTACCACGTGTTCCTGTTTTTTGTAATTTCATAAGTCTAAATAATAGTCTTGTATATAATGATTACCAAAATATATATACATTCAATTTAACCACATTAATTGAAACACTATATGCAACAATAGGCACAGGGAGTATTACGTGTTCCGATAATTATAATTATAACATTATTGTGTGTTTAGATAATGGCACTATTAACCGTTTTGACTTATCCGCAACAAATACACCTATTGTCATTACGACCGCTTTACAGGTGGCACCATATAGAATTTCAACAGTCTCTATTAATAGTGATACAATAAGCGTGACCTGGATTGATAATGCTGATTTTTTATTATTAGGGACTAATAGTATTTTGAAATTGACTAATTTTACTTATAGTGGACTTATTATAAATTCAACACAAATATTAGCAACAAACACACAATGCCGTAAATCATTATATAGTTCAATAGATAAATTATTATTAACTGCTCTTGATGGTTCGCCACGCTCTGGCGCCTGGTATATTCCGCCTATAGTTCAATCAACAGATGAAATTATAGGCGACCCAATAACACTTAATAATTTATTACCAACCATAACAAATGCACCCGCGACGGCATGTGATTCCTATATATCTTCTTATGTTTATATACCATCACGAAATCAGGCAATCGGGATTGATTCATATGGCAATCGGACTGGATATATAAATAATTTAACACCAGACCAAATATACACTATAAATTTTGACACAATGACATGGTTACCCAGTGATTATTTACTACCCGCTACGCTATTAAGTGGTGTTGTTAGTTATCCGCGTTATCTCGCAAATGGTATTATAAACGAACAACCGTTTAATTTAGTCGCTATGCCATTTAGTTCAACACAAATTGTTGTTTATATACAAAATTTAACTCCAAATAGTGTGGCGGACCCCTGGCAATTATATGCAAATTTAAATATTAATGCATCGCAACAACCAGTTAATGTTAACACAAATTTATCATTTCCAACAAGTGATAGTTTTTTTTATATAACAATAGATGGCGACAACAATATATTTTTAACATTCACACAACAAGCAACTACCCCTCCTATGGATGCACGATATTTTACAGTTAAATTAAATGCAATGACAATCCAAAATGACAATATTGTAATAGACCCTACGCCATATGAACCCGTTGTTGTTCCTCTTATGTTAAATACAGTTAATTTATCAACTGCCTCAGGACATCCGGACGACTATACATATAATTTAATGTATGATGCCAATACAATGCAATTTTACGCAAGAAATAACAACAATTTATTATATGGTTATTATGACAATATATTAAATTCATTTTTCTTTAAAATAGGCGCTAATATGGCAAATATAAGTGCTAATATATGGTCGCAAACTTTACGCTATAAACAATGTGTTAATGGTATGAATTTTCAAAATTCATCACTTCCAGCAACAACACCTTATATAACAGCGTATATAACAACTCCATCAATTCAACCAACAGCGCTTGTTAGTTATTACCAAAAATATCTATTTAATGCCTTACATATATCACATAACAATATTGAAAATTTTTATACTATTAATAATAATCCAAATACCAGTCAAACAAATTATAAATATCAAGGCGCCGGCGTATTTTCAACTATATCAATAACAGATGATATTGTTCCATATTACAATATGTCAACACAATATAACACAGTTACCAGTGTTCTGCCTCACACGGCGGCACAAAATGCAATTTATAGTCTTCAAGAATATATAAATTCAATTAATGTATGTTTTGTTAATTTATATAACTCAATAAAAATAAATGGTTTTACACCATTAATAACAACGCCACCAAATGTTAGTTTAGATTATCAAACAGGATTTTTAACTCTAAATTATGACCCTCAATTTACTAATATTAATAATGGTTTATTTGTAAATGATGCTTTATTACAATACATGTTTTTTCAGGTATCTCCAAATAATGTAAGTAATCAATTAACAAACAAATATATTTTAAACTCAGCAACAGGGCACCAAGAACAAACAAAATTTTCTATATTTAAATTAAATACAGTGGATAAAATAATTGTCATAAGCAATATGTCAATTATAGGCGACCAGATAGGCGATGCCGGGCAACAAACACTTACATTTACGGATTTAGATTTAAACACTAATGACCCTAATTTTCTAAATATGTCTGGTTGTTTTATTTACGCTTCCGACCTATTACGCAATTATACACTACAGAGCAACCAGCAAATGCGCGCTATTAATTATCAAATCAACGTGAGGTATAAGGATAAAACCGAATTACCATATTATATACCAGTAGGCGAAAATGTATCAATAAAATTTCAATTTACCAGAATTTATTGAAAAACATATAATATAGTTTTTTTAGTTTTTATATTTTTTACAATTTTTTAAAAATTTATATAATTGTGTTTTAATTCTAAAAAAAAAATATTATTCTAATATAATAAGAACTATAATAATTTTATTAATTTTTTAAATGGCGCTCCATAATCAAATCGTAGTTGACCCCCGCTTGTGTTATGACTCAGCAACGCAACTTATTGAAATCGGCGCTCAACAAGTGAGTCAGCGAAAAATTCCAGCGACTGTTGTAAATCCCACTACAGTGAGTTTTCAAAATATTCTTTCTATAGGCAAAAACATTGTTATTGACCCATATATGCAAGTTGTTTATAAGTTAAGAATTACACGAACCACCGCCGCCAGTTTATCAACTCCCCCTGGTTTAATAAATCTCGGCGCCTCCTGGGCACTCGCTCCTGTCGGGCGTCCTATCGCAGATGCTAACACCACTACAACTAATAATGCAAATATGTGTTTTACTCAATATCCGCTCTCGCAGGCGTGTAATTCTTTATCTCTCTCAATTAACAACGTTGAGACAAACGTGCCACTGGGTGTGTTAATGGCAGTTATGCGTGAAAATATAGTGCCTGAAAGTGTTAGGGATGGTTTATTAAGTTCTACGCCGTCTACGAATAATAGGCAACCTGTTTTATTCGACCAGAATCTATCAGTACCAGGTTCTTATTATGTGACTGAGCAACCTAATACGCCTAACGCTCTCTGTTCTGGTTTAAATCGTTTAAATTATTCTAGTCTTGATTTAACTGGTGCTGGATTAATAGCAGAATATACTTTAATTGAACCAGTTTTTATTAGTCCATTATCTGTAGGAGCATCTAATCATGCATTATGCAACGTTAATTCAATCTCACTACGCTGGAATCTTGATGCCAGTAATGGTTTAAAAAATATGTTTAATTGTACTGACACTGTTTTAGCGGCAGACACTGACACACTCGCAATTACATTATTCGCCGCCGATTTATATATGAATTCATTGACTGTAGACCCTATTCGCGACCCCGTCCCCGCTGTTGTGTTTTATGATTGGAATAGTTATGAAGTTAATACTACCGCTGTTGGTGCCAATCCTGTAGCAGCAGTTAGTAAAGCGTTAAATGCGTATAAATTAACAACAATATTTAAAATGTATATGCTGAAAATATGCCCGCAAGTATCAAGCGTCAATATGCGTAATTTACTATGTGGAGCGGTAATTAAAGATTTAGTAATGACTTATGGTAGTTACGGCCAATTTACATTTAACCAGCAGCAGTTATATTTAATGTATAGACGCAATACTGGTTCAACGGGTGTATCATTTACTCAATGGAAAGCACTGGGGACGCCTGTGTATATCTCGCCTTTAGACCTAACCAGCAGTGGTTCATTCGCTGGTGAGTCGGGTCTCGGTGGAATTATGGTAAATACGCAAGTATCATATGATTTTTCAAATTACGAACAAGCAGGGACAAATTATGCGCGGGCATATATTACTGATATTATCGCTTATGAAATCTATTCAATGGCTGGGTCGTGCGCAGTGGGTCAGGGTATAAGTGTGTTTAAAAATAGCACTATTTCAATGTCAGAATTTGACGCAGAGGTTGATAAATCGCGTATTCTATCTAAAAACGTCGTTGAGGCATCGCAACCGGAGGGAGGGCGCTTTAACTTCAGTGGTTTTAAATCGGTATTATCCGCTGGCGCTAAACATCTCGGCAAACTCGCAGTGCAACACGGTCCGGAACTCGCTAAAGAAGCGGCAAAAATGGGTCTGGAACATCTAAACAATAAATTGAATGAAGGCGGAGCAATGGGCGTCTCTGGTGGTCGCTACAGTCGCAGACATTAAATATTAAATATATTTTTTAAATATATATGTTTTTTTCTTTATAATTTTTATTTTAAAAAATAAAATATATACTAATAATAAGTAATAAAAATATAATATATAAAATGGTTTCATATAAAGATGTTGTTAGAGATTCATTTAAAAAACACGCTGGCAAACCATCTAAGGAAATTATGCGCCTTGCAGCAGCAGAATGGGCAAAAACTAAATCCAGAGGCGGAGCAATGGCGACAGATATGTCCGATGTTGTTAATGTTTCAGGAGGTAAAGCAAGAAAACCAGCAGCAAGACGGGTGCGCGTAAATGTTGAACCTATACAATTAAATACAGATTTAGGACAACGGATGCCTAATTATGACACAACAAATTACAAGATGTTTAAGGGTCAAATGCCTCGTATTGTAAAACCAACTACAATTGATGATAGCGCAGTTATGCAGCAAATGTTTGGAGGTGCTGTGGGATATGGAGTATCAGGAGGAAGTGGAGTATCAGGAGGTGGATTTTGGGACGATGTTGGGGATTTTTTCAGTTCGCCAGACACCTGGATTGGTTTAGGTTCATTATTACTATAAAGTGGATTTTCATACATAGTATCATATAAAAAAAATTACATTGGAATATATAAGGTTTATTAATAGGTTTTATTAGTTTTTTATAATTTATAAATTTTTATTATTTTAATTTGTAAAATATATATTTACGTCTTAATATATAAATTAATTTCTAATATATAATTAATAATATATATATATTAAAAAATGGCAACAAGCAAGATTTATAAGCAACGCAAAAATCCAGATGACAATAATAATAATACAGAAATTACAGAACATGATTACAATATTTTATTACATGAATTTTCAAATATGAAATCTAATAGAAGCGACACACCATTACAACCTAATAGCGTTAAATCATATTGTGCTAAATTACAAAAATTATCAATACTGGCAACAAAAAAACCATACCAGAATTACAAATTTTTATTAGATACAAATAAAATTATTGATATTATTAACAAAAATATTTTAAAATCAAGTAAAGATTACTATAGTAGTATTGTAAAACTGTTAAAATCTAAACCAGATATTAATAACGACGTTATTAAATTATATTCTGACGAGATGAAGACACATAAAAAAACAGAAGACACAGCGAGAGGCAATAATACGGTGAGCGAAAAACACGCTAACAAATTAAACAGTTTAACAATATCTATTATAAAAAACAAAATTATAAATTACGAAGTAAAAAATGACATGGATATGATATATCAATTAATTTGTGCGTTTTACTGGTTAGGAGATTTTACACCTCGTAATGAACTATATAATTTTAAAATACGAAGCAATACGAATAAAAAACCTATGAATGATTCATTCAATTATATAATAGTTGATAAAAATAATAATCCTATTAAGATAGTCATGTTAAATTATAAGACTAAAGCAACATACGGAAAACAAGAATTCAATATATCTGGCGAACTGAAAAATTATTTATTTAATTATTTAACAGAATTTAAAAAATTAAATGGTGATTATTTATTTGTTGATAAGCATAATGAACCATTTACAAATAATAATTTTTTAACATTAATAACTTCTTCAATGAAGCATGTGTTAGGCAGTGAAATTAATGTGGATTTGATTAGACAATTTAAACTGACGAACATTATGAATGACAACCCATTAATGACGATTAATGAACGGCGAGAACTGGCACGTAATTATTTACATAGTGAAGCAACTGCGCTTGAATATGTGCGTCCAGCATTAATAAACGCGAAAACCTAATATATATATATTAAAAATCCTAATATATGGTATATTAGAAATCCTAATATATGAATTTTCATATATTAGACTTCTAATTTGTTGTATATAAATTTATATACAACAAATTAGAAGTCTAATATACGCCTAATATACATATATTACAAATCATAATATATATATATTACGTTTATATATTAAATATTACTCTCATTAAGTGGTTTACGGTGTAAAACTGGTGAAGGCGGCGGGGTGGTTGGCGGGGTGTGTGGTTTTTTTTCATCACCATTACAAATACAACAGGCGTCGCGCGTCCAGCATGAAGAACCATGTAAAGATTTAATTGTTAAAGATACTATTGAAACGATGGCGGCAATAATTAATCCTATTACAGCATCAGTCAATTCCATTTTTTAATTTTATATTATTATTATTATATAGAATTATTTTTATTTTTAATTAAATCATCAATTTCATTTTTAGATTTTATTGAAAGTGTGTTATAATTACACAACAAATAATTATAATTGAAATTATATTTTTCATTATTATTAAATAATATTTCATAAATCTCTTGTGAAATATCTTTATACGAATTAGAATTTTTAATATTAATTATATTTTCCATTTTTAAATATTATTATAATATAATAAAATATTTTAAATAATTTTTTTTTCTGTATAATATATAATTAATATTTTTTTAAAAATGACAGATATATATTCTAATGAACCAGCGTATATAAAAAAACGCCGCCTAAAATTAGCAAAATATAAATTAGAAGAGTTAAAAAAATATAAACTCGCACAGCAACGCCGCCGTGATAATAATGTAACAACCGCTCTGGCAAAAAAAATCTCATCAGCATCACACAATATAGAATCCAGAAAACAAAATATAGATGATTTAATAAATAAAATTAAAGATTCTAACCCAAATATATCATCATTAGGCATTAAATCTAAATTATTACAAGATTATAATGTTAGAAATGTTAGACAAAACCAAATACCAGAACAATTACAACAATATGAAATAGACGATGTTGTAAGCAAATACGCCGGCAAATCAAGAACAGTAATTTATAACAAATTAAAAACAGCAACTAACCCAGATATTCAAGAGCGATTATTTCAATTATACAGAGAATCGGGCGGCGATAAGGCGCCACCACAAGTAGGCGAGGTTATTGTTAAAACACCACGCAAAACGCGTGAAAAAAAAAAACAAGAAGCGGACGAAATGCCAGGTTTAGGGGGGGAACGGGGGATAGCAGCAGGAGAACCAGCAGCAACGCCCGCGCCAACGCGCCCGGCGTCTCCTGTAGTATTAACACAAGAGGAACAAGACCTCATGGCAAAACGTGAAGCGCGAAAACAAAAAAAAACTCTTAGACGGGAAGAACTTGAACGCAATTATCAAGATTTATCACTAAATGAAATAAAAAATAAAGAATATAAGAAATACCCAAACGCAAATTTAAATAATTTTAAAAATAAATCTGATTTATTAGATTTTTTAATTAGTGCAACCCCAACAAAAATTAAAGCAGCAACAGCAGCAGAAATAAGAGACAAAAAAAAATTAGAATATTTACAAGCAAAGGACACGCAAACATTACGCGACGAAGCATACGTAAATTATCCTAATAAGGAAGCATTTGCAGATTTTAACAAGCAAGAATTAATAGCGTATAATATGAAACATATAATTAAAAATTCAGCAAAACAAGAAAAACACACTATTACACCAGATGAAAAATTAGCAAGAATACGGCAATTAAAATATAAAGATAAATTGGATGAAAAAATATTAGAGGACGCCCAAGCACAATATCCGGGCAAAGATTTCAGCGCACTTGACAGGGAGGAAATTATAAATTATTTAGAATCAAATACACCGGCACCTGAAAATCGCCTAAAAATAACTAAAAAAACGCAAGCAATACGAGATAAGGAAGAAGCGGACCGCTTAAAATTAGAAGAAGAAAAAAATATTAGAACAGCACAAAAATCAGCAAACGCAGTGGTAAAAAAAGCAGCACGCTTAGAAGCAGCACGCCTAGAAGCAGAGCGCTTGGAAACGGAACGCGTGGCAGCGGAAGAGGCGGCGCGCGTGGCAGCAGAAGAGGCACGCGTGGCAGCAGAAGAAGCGGCACGCATAGCAGCAGAAGAGGAGGCAGCGGCAATGGTTGGTAAGGGGTTTACATCACGCCGGCAATATAACAAATATATGTCATATCCTAAACGATTAACTGGTCGTGGATTTAATATATATAATGATTCACCAGCAAATATAAATAATATTTTAAATCAATTACATTATTTAGGTAATAATTAAATTATTCAAAATATTCTGGAACATCATTTAAATTATTCAATGTCATTAATGTTATTAAAAAATCTTTATTTTTCAATGCACCAGAGTTATTATTAAATAAATCGTCAAATTGTTGTTGTGTTAAATTACGATATAATATACGCGAGCAACTCCAGCGCCCGCACGTTGAAATGCTATTATTTCTGGTCTGGTAATCTATTTTATTACTAATAATAGGGCGTTTTCGTGGGTCGCTGTTTAACATATTAAGCAGTAAATTACCATATTGTTGGTCGTATTTTGTATATTTTTTATATGAATCAGGCGATCCGAGTCCATAAGGGTCAAAATACAAAATTTGGGTTGGTTTTACTATAACCGCGACGTAATGCCCTGTATTAACGTTTTCAGTTTGTAATAAAATTATTTGGTATGGGGCAGACGCTGGAAATAATGTGTTAAAATTCGTTTTAGTCAAATTACTATATAAGAACGGTTGTTTTTTAATTAAGTCATATATATCAGAACCAGACAAATCCGTATCAATCAATTTATTTATTATTTGTGTTATAGACATTTTATATTTTTTTTTAATATATATTATTATTAATATATATATTTTTTTTTAAAGGATGCCAGATATTGGATGCCAGACAGAAAATTTTTTAATATTAGATAAACAATATATAAAAAAATATTTAACATTACAAGAGCGACGAACATATCAATTAGAATATAAAAAATATAAACAAGAACAACAAAAAATAAAACACAGAATTTATATGAAAGAATATATGCGGACTTACCATAAAAACAAAATGAAATATGACCCTTCATATAAAAAATGGTATATAGAATATCACAGACAATATAATGAAGATAAAAAAAATTTTAACATACAGAAGAAATTATTAAAAAAATTACAACAACTTAATTAATTGATTTGTTGGTATTGAATACATCATATTGAACCCGTATTTAACAGAACCGCCACGCGTTTTTTTTAAATTACTATTTTTTGTATATTCATAGGCATATATGCCATCAAGAAACACAAATACAAAATATATTCTATATTGTTTTTGTAATAATAAATAAGCAGCGACGATTTTTGAAGAATTCATTAATAAGGTATCATATTTATCATGATTACAATTTCTATTTTTAACTTCTATCATTATTTTTTTGTCTCTATCAACCATATCAAAAACAGCGAATTTATTATTATCAATTATTAAATTACAATCATATAATTTATTACATAAATTTTTAACAATTTCAACGCTGGACGAGTCATTAAATTGCTCGGGATTATCAATATATTGCCATGTGTGTTCGTTAGACATTTTTAAAAAATTTTTTTATATTATATAATATCTTATAAGAAATTAAATATTAAAAAAAAACGAATAAAAAAATAAAATATTTGTAATATATAATAATATTATAAAATGGATAATCAACATTTCAACAATTCATTAAATCATTTAAACAATTTTTTAAAACAACATCCAGACAAAAATAAAAATGAATTATTGAAAGTTTTAAATAATGAATATACGCCATTATTACCGCTAACAACTCCGTCGCGTGAGACGACACAAAAACACAAGAAAAAAACAAAATAATATTAACCAACAAATAATATATCATACATATAATAATACAATATAATTTTTAAAAAATGGAATTATCAACTTATTTGCAGTCTTTAGATGTTAAACACGTTAAGGCATTAATTAAAAATCTTAATACAGAAAATCGGATATTGATAGGCAGAAAAAATAAACAACAATTAATTGATGAATATTTTAATAAATACCAATTATTAAATGATAAAAAAACATCAAAACTTACTGAGACAGATATTAATTTTCTTGATAGTTTTAAAACATCCAAAACACCTATATCACCTATATCACCTATTATTAAAAAAATATTACCAACGATAACAAAGAAAAAACAACCGAAAAATTATGATTCAATTATTCAATCACTTAATGACATTAAAAATAAAAAATTACGTGATGAAGCAGTTATAGAAGACGCCAGGGCACAATTACAGCAAAAACGCGATGTACGCAATGCACGCGACATAGAAAAAAAACGTGTAAGCGACGAGCAACACAAATTAAGACTTAAAACACAATTACGAGAACAGCGAGAACGGCGCGCCGCAAAACAACAACAAGAGCAACGCGAACAAGAGCAACGCGAACAAGAAGCAGAAGACAGAGAAGCAGCACGCCAAGAAGCAGAAGAAGCAGCGGCAGCAGCAGTCCGAGAAAGACAAATAGCACTAAATAGCAAAACAAAATTACAAATACAGATAACAGCACCAAAGAAGGGCGAACCACATTTTGAACCTAATTTTTCTAAATTAAGCAAAATAGAACAATTAGAAATAGCACTAAAAACAGCAAAAATTACAGGCACTAAACCTAATAAAGAGTTTTATGAAAATATAGCAAATGAATTTTATAAAAATATTAATGATATATTAAATAAATCACCATATATAGCAATTAAAGAATTAGTTAATAAATATCAATTTACAACTAATATGTTAAAAAATATGTATATAGCAAAGAGCGACAGCGATTTTTTTCCAACTGGGTATGATATGGTTAAACAAATTTTTGTAGGCAGATTTAAGAAAGACGCATATATCATGTTAGAAGGGACAGCAGGTATAGGCAATGTGGGATACTGGGCGCAACAAATAAACCCTAAATTAAATATTACTATGAATGAATTAGACAATAATAATTTTAATATTATGACATTATTTAATGACTCAAATAAAATAAATTTAATGAATGAAGATTATTTTGAATTAAATAATGATAGAAAAAAAATTGATATGATTTTTTTGAATCCGCCATTTGGTTCTGTTGTAAAAAAAAATCCGGGTTTATGGTTTAAATTTTTGTTAAAATCATTAGAATTATTACAATACTCGAAATTTTCAGTAATATTATTTATATCACCAAGATTATTTAGAGATAAAAATAATACTCATAAAGACCTCAATTTTTATTCAATATTAGATTTAGTAAAATTAAAACCAGGTGATTATAGCAATGGTGGTTTTTTACTCGCAAATAGGTGGTTAGATATTTTTAATGACTATACAAACGAAAATTTTAATATTAAAGACTTAAATGACGCCATAGAAAACAATGAAGGCGAGTTATGGGACATAATTGAAGACAGATTTAATTTTTTCTCGGCATCAACAAGCAAATTAGATAGTGATGATTTCGGCGGGACAAAATTAGCAGCGTATTATACTATTTTTGAGGTTAATATGAGTTCTGGTTCTGGATTACGAAAGAAAAAAAAATTACGTAAAATTTTAAAATAAAAAATATATATATATTAGTAAATAATAATTTACAATTAAAAAAATGAAAAATCATTTTATAATGGCGTATAATGGCAACAAACGACAAGAGGTTGAAAGAATATATAACAATATTGTTATAAATGAAAATATCACTACTATTATTGAACCATACGCCGGCACAAGCGCTTTATCATATTATATAAGCACTAAACACCCTAAGAAATACAAATATATATTAAATGATATTGACGCAAATATATTTAATTTATATAATATAATGAAAAATAAAGATTTATTAATGCAATTTGAAATAGATGTTAATAATGCCGCAAAAACTATTATTGATAAAACCACTTATAATATAGTTGTTAAACAAAAAAATTTTGTTTCATGGTTTATATCTCATAAAATATATATGCTGCGTCCAGGGTATTTTAGACTTAATTATAAATATACATATTTAAATTTTTTTGATGTCCCTATTGTAAAATTTTTACTTGAAGAGGATGTAACAATAACAAATATTGATGGTGTTGAATGCTTTAAACTACATAATTTACAAGAAAATTTAATTTTTCTTGACCCTCCTTATCTATTAAGCGATAATTCATATTTTGATTGTCCTACTCATAAAAAAATGTCTATTTATGAATATTTATACAACAAAAATATAAATACTATGTTATGTAAAGTAATTATTGTTGTTGAAATTAACTGGATTATTAATTTGTTATTTGATAATATACCAAATAAAATTATATATTTTTTATTATATTTAATGGTAAAAAAAAAAACACTTCATACGCTTATACAAAATATACCAGTATTAACAACACCAACCACCACAACTAATACACCTATAATTTCTACTACTACTCTTCAATAATTTTTTTTCTTATAATGTCTGGGCGTGATTTATGAATGTAATTTAACATTTCTGTATGTTCGTTTATTTTAGAAATTTTTTTATTATCACGCTCAATTTCTGTTTTTTTAGGGCGTCCGGGTTTTCGTTTAGGTGCTGGCGGCGGTTCTGGTTTAAATATACTTAATATATTGTCTAATGTATTTATTTTAACTGGTTTTTTAACCAGTGCCGCGGCGGCGCGTGCTTTCGCTGCTTTAGATATTTTTTTTTTGTCTGGTATATATGTGTTATTTAATAATTCACTTGTTGAAAAAATATTTTCTAAATGTGGTTTCATTTGCATTCTATAACCCATTGAGGCGTCTGCGTCATTCCAATAATTCTTATAATGTGTTATTATTGATTTTATAATTTGTGGTTTGTTTTGTGTTATATTAATATGTAATAAATCATTGTGGCGCCGTGCTATGTCTTTAAGATGTAGTAATGGTAATTTTTTTAATTTTTCATCCAAGTCCAATAATAACATGTCTGAATGGTCGTAATTATGTTTTGTCATTTTTATTATTACAATTATATAATATATTATTTACAACAGAAAAAAAAAATTAAAAAATTAAAAATTCAATTAATAGAATACTATAAAAACCATTATAAATTTATTTAGATGATATAACCATCACTTAAAAACACATAAACCACATTTATGTGTATTAGATTTATAAATCTCTCTATTACAACATAAACAATAATATAATTTGTTTTTTTTACATTCTTTACATAATAATGATGAATTTTTTGATATTTTAAATTTCATATATTCATCACATTCAATACATTGCTGTATAGGGTTATTAATCCATTTTTTTATGCACTCCGACCCGACTATCATTTTTAAGTGTGGATTGCTTATATCTAATATTTCATATCTGTTTTTTATCTGTTTATTACACATACACAAAAATTCCTGTTCGCCCTTCTCATTAAATCTATGTCCGTTATCATGTATATTTAACATGTCAGTGTCATTTATTTGTTTTATTGTATTCCAGTTTGCTTTAATATCACAAAAATTTAATACTGTATTATTTGTATTATTAAACGTTGTTATATTGCTATTCCAGTTTTCAATAAAATAATTACTCATTTTATATTATAATTAAACTTAATATTATATCTTTAAATTATTTTAATAAAAAACAAAATTAAAATTAAATTTTAATTTTATGTAAATTAATTTTTGATTTAAAGATAAAATTAATATCTAATTTAATAATAAGAGACTTATTTTATAAGTTTTTAAGATGGCATTGTTTGTTGATGTTTCCGATGATTGTGCCATTTGCTTACTTCCATATGATAATACACATATAAAAATTAGTAATCTTAGAGCGTGCGGGCACCATTTTTGCGAGGGTTGTTTAATTAGTTCATATTTAAGTAATAATTTAAATTGTGCGCTGTGCCGTGCTGACTGGAGTAATTTTTTAATGAGTAATTATAATAATAGACGCCAGAGACGAACAATTACACCTATTAATTATTCTGAATTAACAGCGCGCGAGGTCCGCGACGCCATGCCGCGCCGAACTATTACTTTAGATAATAATAATATATTGATAAGTCCGAGACGTATTAAACGAACTTTAACAATTATTAATTCTAATACCATTTTTCAATTATCAATGAATGTTTTATTTGATTCACGAACAGGGCGACAAATAATTCATAATAGTAATCATTTATATATAATACCTGGTCCGCTTAGTCCATATAATCATTGGAACTATTTTAGCGTTTCCGACGATTTTGTAATGCTACCTGGCGACGAATTATTATAATCATATATATATTTACATTTTTTAATTTTTTATATTGTTTTACAACGTAAAGTTTTTTTATATATGAAGTATCAGACAACATTTTTTTAACCGGGTTTAATAGGGTGTTATAGTCCATTAATTATAATTCCTATTATTATTTATAAATTTATAACTAATTATTTATGTAATTGAATTATTTATAAATATTAGAACACTTTATTTATAGTTTTTAAAGTGTTCTGAAAGTGTTCTGAAAGTGTTCTGAGTGTATTTTTTATATATATTAGTGTATTATTATTATTATAGAACACTTAAAACACTTTATTTATAATAATAATAATATTAATAAGATAAATAA